TGCTAGAAGGAAATGCTTATGTGTTTATTAACAAGCGTAGAAATATTGTGAAATCGCTCAATTATGTAGATTGCGGAAATGTGATGATAAGTAAAAACTCTGACCCGATTTTTAAAGACTACAACGTCATGGTTTACGGAAAAACATATAAACCATTTGAATTTTTAAAGGTTTTGAGGTCAACCGCAGACGGAGCACAAGGAATAGGAATCATTGAGGAAAATAGAGAACTTTTAAAGACCGCTTATCTGACA